CTGTATATGTTGTATATGCCATTATTTACCCACCTCACTTATAATAAATTTGCCGACACATATTAGGTTAATGTTACACTAAATACTAACGATGTTGTAGAACCGAAGCCACCTGTTGTAGTAGCATCATCACCAGCAGCAAAGTAATAAACATTAGGTTGAACCTCAGTAGGAGCTGTAAAGTTATCCTCTGCTAATGGAACTACGCCTGTATAAGTATATACATAATTAGTTGTAACAAGGTTATTAGTAGCTAATGATAGCCTATTTGTTCCAGCATCATCTCTAACACAGGTTATTACGTGAAGACCAGCTGTGCTAATATCATAACCAAATGGTCTTAATAAAGTTCCAGACCATTCAATACCAGTTAGATATGTAGTAGTTACACCACTTGTATAATTAAACTTATTTATAGCAACCTCATCTGGAGTAGATGTAGTATATTGACTTAGATAATAAAAATCATCCGCTGCTGGGACATGTAATCCTTTTATATTACTTGCCCCATCTCTAGCAAATAAAGGTGAGCCTGTGCTAACACTAGTTGCAAAGTTTCCATTATTACTACTATTCTTATGATGAAATGTATATGGTGCTGGATCATTATATTGCATTACAAGCTTACCATTATCAGCTGCAATTCTTACCGTAGTATCTAGCGTTCCATTAACTAAAGCAGTTCCTAACTGACCTCTTGCAACAGGAGCAGCATCGGCTACACTAAAAGACCAGAATGGACCACCAGCAGAAGCACTAGCACCTGCTGTATATATCCATATCCAATTATTAGAAAAATCAGTACATATTTGATTTATTCCTGCACCACCAAAATTATAAGTAGTCCAAGTTCCAAGAGCTGGATCTCTTACATATAATCCACTAGTATTAGATGTAATTAACCTACCATCACTAAATACAACATAGTTAGAAGTATGACCACCGGGTGGAACACCAAGATCAAATGATGTAGCTAAGTTTCTTGAAAAACCTCTTATTGGACCAGTATTAGAAGTAGTGCTAATACCTAATATAGTATCAATACCTTGACCTAAATAATTATTATAATCTATTGATACTCTAGAAAAATCAGTATTTTGGTGTGCATAAAAAGAATTTGGTAATGTGCTTGTAGATAAAGGAGTTGATGGATCAAGAGTACCAATTGGTTGAGCAACTGGTGTAATAGCTCCTGCTCTTTGAGTAATACCAATAGCAACATAACTATCAGGAACTGCGGTAGTAGTTCTTAAAGTTAATACAACAATATCATCACCAACTTGTAAAAATGTTCCTGTGCCATTTATAAAGTTAATTGCAGTTGGAGATATACCAGCAACATTGGCAGTTCCTAATCCAGTAGAAGGAACATAAGATACAACAGTTCCATCAAAAGACATAGCATCTGTATCACCAACAGATAAACCTAATAAAACATATTGTTTAGTTCCATTAACTAATTTGATAAATATACCTAAGTCACCTTTTGATATAGTTTGATTAGTTAGTGATATAAAGTTATATTGTTTATTTGATATAGTTGCAGTGCCTGATAATTTAGATGCTGAGTATTCATCTATAATACCTGTCTTACAACCTATGAGATCTGAGATAGTTTGGTTATTTAGAACTATTTTTTTATCAACAGTATCATAAGATAATCTTGTGCTATCAGCTGATGTATTTAACATACTCATTGATTAACTGGCTTTCTACCATGACCATAAAAAGTAATACCCTCAATATCTGCATGTCCTTGAAATATAAATCTTGCTTGTGCTTCAAGACTTGGTCCATGAGCTTTGAATTTTTTTTCACCTCTTGAAGTTGATGAATTAGTAAATGGATATTCTAATGGTGGTGAAAATACTTGCTCTACGTAAGTATCTAATGGTGTAAAACCAAATGTAGTTATAGGACTTATACCACATTTATATTCTTTTATCTTAAAATAATTTGTAAGAGAACTTGGCGGAGTAGGTCCAAATGGTGTAAATAATTGAGGTCTAAATCTAAGACCAACACTATGCCAAAATGTTTTTTCATTCATATCAGTATCTCTTACTGGTCTTGTTGTTAAAATTAAATCAGCTGAATTACCGTTAATCTTACCATACTCAAAGAATGCGTCAGTCTGTATTTGAGGTGTCATTAAGTATCGCCATACTCTATATCCATCTCCATCATGATATATAAAGTATATAGAGTTGTTTAACTCAAACATAGAGAAAGGTCCATTACCAGGTTGAGATAAAGGACTCCTAGTAGAAGGTGGTAACACAAATGCAGTCCATGCTATTGTATCACCAGTTTCTCTACCAACATATAAACGACCTTGTATACCAGCAAATATGTATTTATCCCAAGTAGTTATATTATCAGTAACTTGAACTTGTTGTATCTGAACATTTAATATATTATCTGATATAAGTTTTACATTTTTACCATCAGTTTGCCATATCATTGCATTCTCATCTTGAAATACTACAGTACCAGTTCCAGCCCATGAAGCTACCGATCTTTGTGGATAATTACCATTTAGATGTCTAAATGTTCCAAGACCACCTCTAACTAATTCTAATGAAAAGTTAAGTATTAGTTCATCTTCTGTAACTACACCAGGTGATGTTCCTCGTAATAAAAATATACCAGATTCAGAACCAACCGTAGCTGTGAATATAAGTAATCCTTCGGGTATTACAACCATATTTGAAATTTGTGAATCAGGTTGTCCTATAATAAATTGAGCTAATGGATTAAATTGAGTAGGGTTATCAGGAGTAGAGAACCATATACCATTACGAACTCTTGTAGAGTTGGAACTTGATAGTGGTATATTCTTACTAATATCACCAATATCACGATAGTATTCAATATCACCTAAAACAAGATATCCATTCCAAAATACACCAACATTTGCTCTTGGTATATAACCTATAGCAGGAGTTCTTACATTACCACCAACATCAAATGGTGTAATACCATAAGAGTTACCTGCTCTTACTTGAACACCAACTTCATCACCAGATACACCAGCATAAGTAGCTGTTAATGTAGGTGCAGCAATAGTAGCTTTTAGCGTTCCATTTTTATCATATACATAATAATTATTAACTGCAGAACTACCAGGATTATCTGGAGCAGTCCAAGTTACAGTAACATTACCAGTAGCAAATGTTGCGGTAACATTTTGAGGATTAGTAGGTAAAAAACCTGGATATACTGCTGGTGAACCAGCACCATCGATAACACGCCAAGCTCTTGGTATATCTCCTGGTAATGTATAAATAATGATTGGTGTATCTACTGATGTTCCTACATTCCAAGAACTAGTTATCAATAATGCAGGAACAGTTTGTATTGGAGCAAATGGTGTAGTAAATGAAAAGTTAGATATAATATGTTGAAACAATGGTAAAGTAAGTGTAGGTGAACCATTTGTTGCATCTACCCTTGTCCATGTTGTTATGTCCGTAGAAGCAAAAGTACTTCCTGCACTTGGTGCAGTAGCATACCATACTTGTAAATTCTCTGTAATACCTATAATATAAGAAGTTCCACTAGGATTTATTAAAGGTTTTATCTCCTTAAATGTTGGAGGTTGAGCAGTAGTATTAGGAATATCATGACCTATTTTTTGTAAGGGTGGTTGTGATCTTAATGTCTGTTCATTAGTAAGCATTAGTCCTGTTATCTCAAAGTTCTCATTAGCTTTGAAATCTTCAGGAGCAAATCTTATTTTTACTCCACCACTAAAATCGTTGATATCAATTTTCTTCATAATTATACTCCATAGAACGGGTCACGTCTGCCATATATTCTTCTTCTACCACCTATTCTAAATATAGATCTATCTCTTTCAGATAGTAGTTGTATTTTCATTTGATCTAAACCACGATAAAATTGTTCAGTATAAAACTTACGTCTTTCAGTATCATCACCCTCACGGAATAAAACTTTAATAGCTGCACCATAAGCTATTATATAATGATACTTAGAATCAAATTGTGGAACATCTGCATCAATACTTAATTCAGGTTGTATAGTAAAATATCTAAATGTCACAACTTCATTACTATCAGGTGTTGGGAAAAATTGTATATTGCCATTATAAACAGAATACTCCATTGGTTTACCTACATTTAATGGTCCAGGTGAATCATCAGTTGTATATCTATTTCTTGGTCTTAATTGTCTTCTATTGGTATCGTCAGATAATATAGTTACACTTGCTATTTGACCTTCATTAACATTTGCTGGTAATGCATAACTAGCAACACCACTTGATAAAGTTAGTGTAGTTGATGCTCTTAAAAAGTTCCAATCAGCTTCTCTTAATATCTCAAAATACGATTCATTTATAAATTGGTTAACATCAGCATTTGATATAATATCAGTAGAGGGAATACCTGTTAGTGATCTTACATAATCTCTTATTTGTGATAAATTCAATTTGTAAACCTCCTACACTTATTGCTTATATACCGACAAAAAGAAATAGCCCCGATATCTCTATCAGGGCTATATCCTTTATTTATCAGACACGTACTAGCTTACCATGAGCTCTGCGGTTATTTGTTCCAAAAGTTAGAACAGTAGCCAACGGAGTTACGGTATCAAGAGTACCGACAATCTGTTGAGCTGGCATAGCCTTCATGAAGTTAGATGCCAAGTAGCGAGCTACAAGGTAATCTGTGTTAATAAAATATGCAGTATCAACTGGAGCATCTGGATCAAGGCGAACAGGAATACCATCAAAATCAATCTGACGGAAACGAGTTTCACCAGTTCCTGATACATTGTTATACTGTATCTTGCTATCAAATGAATTCTCATACTCAGAGAATACATCACGACCAGCTATGATAGCATTTGGTCTTTCACCAGAAGCTACATAGATGTCATCAGAGATTGTTCTAAACGCTACTCTGATATCAACAGCAGAACCACCAGACTTAGCAAGTGATTTCTCAGTTGCTCTCCAGTAGGACTTAATTGCAGAACATGTTACAACGCCAGTTGTATCTGAAAGTAATGCAGTTGAAGAACCAGTATTGGCATAAAATACTTCAGTTGCAGAGACTGCTATAACAGTTTCTCCAGCAGCAGCAGTATTAAATGATGGGTTTGCAGTAGAAGTTACAACAATTGTGTCACCCACAATAAAATCGTGAGCTCCAATAACTGCTACCGCTTCGTTAGAACCATTGCGTTGGAAAGCAGTTGTTGATTTTGTTGATACCCCACCACGTATACCACCAACAGTTCTTGCAGTGGTTGTAGTTAGCTTATCGCTATTTGAAATAATTTCATCTAGCGTATTGAAAGCTCCAGCACCAGCTGATCCTGCGGTGTGTAGAACAGTAGCAATCTTCTTGCCATGTCCTTTAACAGCAGCATCAAGGTGTGCCTTTGCTAATGATACAACAGCCTCTGGACCGCTGTTCATTTCTAATTGCTTGAACTCAACACGAACCTTTGATACTAGTGGTTCAGCCCAATCATATTTAGCAACACCTAAGATGTCGCTTGATTTAGCAGTTGAGAATGTTCCCGATGCGTCTGTGAATACTGTTGAAGTATCATCAGCTGCAATGATTGGGAATATAACAGACGGTCCTGTTGCAGACTTTACGTTTGCTTTTAGGAAGTCTAGTGTTGGGTGTGCGGTTAGCACGTTATCTACGAGTTGCTTCTCAATCTTTTGGATTGTTGCGGATAACAACTCATTGAAGTCATTTTGACCTAGAGCCATGTTTTATCTCCTTTTCTTGGACAGGTTTTTAATTCGACTTGTTAGTTAGTTCATTAAATGTCTGCCACACTGCATCTTCGATATTCGATATTGGCTTATTAGTTACTACCGATTTACCTGCTGATTTAGATGTGATAGCATTTGTAGCTAACTTCTTTGCATCAACAGCAGCTTTATTTTTATTGACTGCTGGTGTTGCTGTTTTGGATTTCTCAAACTGTAATGCTTTCCATGCGGCATCAAGATTTGGGATTCCATAATTGAGAGCATATTGTAATACTTCAATTTTCAAATCAAGTTCCTTTTGAGGTTCAAGTTTTATATTGTTTGAAATTACAATGTTCTTCCATTGATTATCATATTCTCTAACCAATTGCTCTTCTTGCTCTTTCTCTTTTTGAGATTGCAATTCACGAGCTTTTTCATTTTCAAAGCGTTCAAGTCTTGCTTTTACACTTTGTAATTCATTTTGGCTTTTAGCTTCGGTTGCCCACTTCTCTTGGGTCTCTGATGTTATACCAAAGGTTTCCAAAAACTTAGGGTCTAATTTTTCAGCCTTAGCTAATTCTACGATAACCTGCGAAAGGATTAAGGTTGGATCATCTGTGGAGCTGATAAATCCACTTACTACTTCCGCCTGATTAGATTGCCACGCTTTTGTGAGGTTCTCAACATAATCTACGGCAGACTGGGCTGCAGTCCGATCTGCTTCAATTTGTCGTTTCTCCTCAGCCAACGCTTGTGTCTTGCGAGTATAATCTGCTTGACGTAGCGTTGCCTCCTTGACAGACACCGTAGTGCCATCAGGAAGAACGATAGTATCGTTTTCAGTTACAGCGATAGGTTTAGTGTCAGTTGTTACTTCGCTGTCAACAGAGGTTTCAACTTCTTCTTCACCTACTTCCGTCTCTCCAGTGACTTCAGTTGCTACTTCAGCAACATTAGTAGGTTCAGTTTGTTCTACTTGCTCAGGTTCATTAGTTGGCTGTTCAGCTGTTGTTTTATTCAGCTCTAATAACGCTGCTTCAAATAGGTTTTCGAAATTGTCTTGCTCTGTCATTTTCTTTTTCTCCTGTCCGAGTGTCATAGCCTCTAGGGTCGTTTTTCGAATTTACGATTAGAGTTTGCTTGTTCGGCTATGAAAGTAGGATAAAGATACCTACTCTCCTAATTATGTGTCTTATTCCGACAGATTTATTACACTAATCCAGCTTGACCTGCATCAGGTGCAATTTCTGGTGATAACTCAGCAGGACCAGCAAGTAATTGTTCTTCAGGTGTTAATGGTAATTGACCTGTCTGTTGTCCTAATAATGCAATGATTTCTTCAGGTGATGGAGTAACTGCACCTGCTTCAGGTGGTAACATACTTTCAGGTGCTGGTGCTGCTTTTACTAAGAAGACATCAGGGTCATAACCTAAATCTCTAACTATATGTCTTAATGCTGGTTCAGTATTATAACCAAAAGTATTTAACACAGGAACAATTGTGCCAAGCATTTCAATAGCTCTTGCTTGTCTTGTTGCAGGATTTATAGCAGATAAAGAACCACCCTCAACTCTCATATCAAACTCACCAGATAAAACGCTAGTATCAATATCAGCCCATATACCACCATTGACACCAACTAATCTTACTGCTCTATTCTCTAACATAAACTCTTGACATAATCTAATTATCTGATTAAATATATTTGCTGCTGCTTTCTCAACACTCTGTTGTTTATCTTTTGCTCTTAGTGTGGCTACACCATCAACAACAGCAGCGGCATAAGCAGACATTCTATCAGCACCAAGACCACCTGCTTGGAAATCATTTATACCAAGAACTTGTCTCATTGCATCTTCAAATTTATTTTGTGCATTGTAAATATCTGCAGGTAGTGGAGCTCTTGGTAATACGGTAATTGCATCTTTTGGATTTATACCTGATACAGATTCCATTTCAACAACTACATCTGGTTCATCACTTTCAAGTCTATCTCTTGATTCACTATCAAATAAACCACGAATGGTAACATACTTATTACCAGCTCTTCTCATATTATCTACTTGTTCAGTAAATGTCTCATTTAGTTTTTCTTGTAATGAAGCAATGTTTTCAAGATCACCAAATGACCAAATCTCTTGACCACCATCAGAGAAGTTTCTCATGTGAACATAAGGAACGTGTCTATGTGAGTAAGGTATATCACCTTGATATAATGGTTTCTCTGAACCTAATTGAGTAACTGTTAATGTTCTTGTTCTCATATCATAGAACTCATAGATAGTTGCAGTTTCATATATCATTGGTTCAATTGTTGATGGGTCACCACGACCAGTATCTCTTTCTCTAATATCCATTACACCATCTTTGATTAGGTCTTTGGTATTTTTCAAAACTGGATTAGCTTTTATTTCATCTATAGGTAGAACAATACGTTGTGCTACCCAACGAGTTTCTTCAATTCTTCTTGCATTAGCTGGAAAGAAAATATCGTATGGACTTACATACTCTACATAAGGTTCATCAGCTTCAACTCTCTTATCTGTGATAGATACAAAGTCTGCAACATTTTGTATATTGGTATCTCTACCTTCTTCAGCAGCTAAGACAACTTCAGATTTTAGAACACCTGTGAGATCTTTGGTAATATCCTCTTGTGTTCTTGGTGTTTCAACTACACTATGCTTCCAACCTATCTTACAAAAACCATTACCTAAGACAACCATATCTTGTGCCATATCTCTTAATACAGAAGTTGCATTAGTTCTTAACCAATAATAACTTGCTACTGCCTCAGCTACCTTTGCAGTAGTCTCACTATCTTCTCCACCAGAATAAGGAACAGCAATTGGTTTAGGATCTCTTGCTACCACAGATGCTAAGATTATATTTAGATGTGGTAGAACCATATTGATGGTTTCAAAATCAGCAGGGTGCATACGTTCAAAGACAGTTCCAGTTACCGTAGATTCTGAAAGAGGCATCGACTTGCCAGTACGATAAAGTGTTTCAAGCGAACGAAACCAAGAGTGTCTCCACTTGTAACGCTCCTTTGCATCATTTATTAAATCTTGTATCTCACTTAAAGAATAGGGTCTTATTTTAGAAGCCACGATTATTTCTCCTCTGTGTCTTTCTTACAGCTCTGCGATGGTTAGCCCAGAAACGTCTATTAGACTTATTCTCTATTTTCTGAATCACATTAGCCTCCCGATATAATTCTGTAAGGTCAAGTCGGAATTCACCCTCTTTAACTCTCTCACTTATCACATTATTACCGACAGGTTGCACTTCCTCTAATAGAACATATAGACCAATTGCCAAAGATATTACCAAGTCGTCATGACATCCAATATCAGCAGCTGTTGTGCCATTCTCTCGTCTAACATAAGTTGATAACTCTTCACGTAACTTTGGATAGACATTTAGTAACCTACAAGTATTATCTGACATTGGTACTATGTATTCAGCTAGTCTATTTATGATAAGTGGTTTAGTTGCTTTAGTTGTAGGGAAACCAAATACTGGTGCTCTCTTTCTCTTAGCAACAGCAGGTGGGATATATCTATATAAGTTTGGATAGTGTAATTGGTTTCTTAACTTATCTATCAATGAGATACCAACACCACCAGCATTTTCAATTACAAGTAATGCAGATATTTGATTTGCTCCAACAAAGTATCTACCCATTAGATCTAATTCAGTAGCTAGTTCAGCTGGTTCAATTGTATTATTTGCATAGTAACCTACAATCTCTGGTGTGCCATCTTCATGTAATTGTAAGATATGAACTGCTGAATAGTCATTACCAGTTCCAAGTGAAGGGTCACAAGCAATAACAAATTGCCTCTGCCACTCAATTGCTTCAGGTGGATAAGCTAGATGTAACTGCCCATAATCCTCAGCTACAAATTCATAACCAGTTGGTGTATCTACAATACTGCCATGAACATAATACTCATCAAGACTAGCTTCATCAGGTAACCAAGTAAAGCGTGGTCTACCAGATTCTCTAAATGCTTCTTCATCTGTACTTGGATACTCAGCAAAGAATAACCATGGTTCTGCAATAAACTCTCTTTTCTTAATCTCATATTGTTCTGGTGTAATAAGACGACTACTAGTCCATGGTTGGAAGATAGCATGAAACTCATTGTTACCACGTTTAGCATCTCTATAAATCTTAGCAAACATATTATTACCACCACGAGCAGTTGAGATAATTATCAAACGACCACCAGCATCAGTAGTTGGTTTAATTGTTCGATAGGTAGATGCAGGGTCTTCCATAAGAGCAAACTCATCTAATATAACCAATGAGGCAGTTTCACCAGCACCTGCAGTTTTTGTACCTGCAAATGACTTCAATCGGTTTATTGTGCCATCGTAGTATTTGAAGACCATTTGCTTAGCTGCATCTCCATCTAACTCTGGTCCTCTTGTCTTTAACCAATCTGGAAGAAACGAGTACATAAACCTTGCCATACCTAAGTTCTTATCGGCACTGTCTTGGGATTTTGAGATCAATAGGATATTTGCTCTTGGCTTAAATAAACACTGCCATAGAGCATAAGCCATAGCAAGAGTAGTAAAACCTAACTGACGTGCTTTTAGAATAACAACAAATCGTTTCTTCATATAAGCTTCTAAACTATCTAACTGATAATCAAATAGTTCAAATGGCTCACGACCTCTAGCATCTCTCTCTGACTCAATCCAGATATAAGTGCTAATAAAGTAAAATGGGTCTTCTGCACACTTACGCCACTCTAACTCTATCCAAAGTCTTTCTAACTCTGAAACTATTGCAGGACTACTCATCTAATTCAGGTTGCACAAAACAACCACAACCTCCCCAATCATCCTCATCGTCTATCTTGTTATTATCTTCTTCCATACGTTCTCTAAAAGATTTTAGTGTCATTGGTTTAGTGACACCACCTCTACGATCTTTTAGTATAGATACATCTTTGCCAATGTAATCTCTTAGTTCTTCTTCTTTAGCTTCATGTGCTGCATATCTATCTGGAAATAGTTCATATAGTTTTTTGAATTGTGCATGTCCGCTTCTTACGCAGAACCCACCACAGTTATTATGAGCAAAACCCATACCATACAATCTTGGTGGCTTGATACCTTCTCGTTCCATCCACTCTAACATCTCTTTCTTCTCCATGTATGGTGGTTCAGTTAGAGGTGCTACAGCAGTATAAGGTTTATAAGCATTTACAATAGCTGGTAATCTATGTGTTTCTGTCCAGTCAATACCAATATAAACAATACACTCATCAGGTTTAGCATTAGCTTCAAGCCATTCTCTACTTGGGCGTTGCTTTAGATAGGTAGAACATAAAGCTATTCTACTATTACCAATAAACTTTGTATCTTTGAAAACTTGCCAAATGTCTCTACCATCTTTTAAGTGTATAAAGTTACCACCTATCTGAGTAGCTGCCTCTTTTATGAAGCGATACAAGTCTTCATCCTCAACCAAAGTATCTGCAAAAACCATATATAGATTATCTGTGCCATACTTCTCTTTGACTTTCATAGCAGTTGCCCAACTACCAGCACCACCACTAAACATTACTATGTGCTTCATTTGAAACTACCTCTCGTTTCTGTAACTCTTCTTTCAAAACCTCAGTTGGTATCATTGCCAATACTCTTGCGTAGAGTTGTGAGATGTCTTGCTCTCTGAAGTCTGCTTTACGTGCAGCTTGTTCTTCGTCAACATAAGTCTTACCATAGGTCTTAAAGTAAATTTCAGAACTTACTCTATCACCTGCTAATGCTCTCTCTACTAACTTGGCTTTTATCTTTTCGTAGTCTGACTTCTCATCATCCTTACCAGCTTTTAATACTGCAATTGGAGTAATTGCTCCAGCTGTTGCACCTGGTAAAGCTAGTGCTAACTCTTTTCTTCGGTTCTCTATCTTAGCTAGGAACTCTTCATTTGCCATCCAATTTCTAACTGTCCTATCTGTGATGCCTTTGGCTTTTGCCCACTTGGCTGTATTGACAGGTAGGTCATTTACTATCTTGGTGTGTTTGTCTAGTAGATACCATTCAACATATTCATTCATTAGAGCTTTGTATTGATTGTTGATTTGACCTTTTTCTCTTGGCATTTAGTCCTCCATCTATTCTTTCCTGTGCGACTTATTTTAGAGGAATTGCATAGTTGCTTTTGTTGGTTTGCTTTTCCTTTTATTTAAGTGTCTTGGTGCTACTTCCTAAAATGGTTTTTGGGTAAAATTCAGTGACGAACAGTAATATATACGGCGACTTGTCGGCTGGGGGAATCGGGGCATCTCTTTTTTAATCGCCCAATATATGCCGAATATATGCATAATTTATGCGTAAATTACCAGCTTAGCTGTTTTCTCTTTTCTTTCGGTAGTGGTGTTACGTGACTTTTAGGAGAGAGACAGAGTAGCCTATCTTATTTAATGCGGGAAGCATAGTCACTTTAACAG